GGCTGCTGGCTGCTGGCTGCGCGCCAGGTGGCCGGAGGGTGGGGGGGGAGGGCCTGGCCAGAGGGCCAGCGGTAACGGAGCCTTCACGAACAAATTTTTTTTGGTATACACTTCACGGCACATGCCAACACGCATGGGGATTGTGACAATGCCAGCGCCGTACCCTTGAAAGTCGGTTGCTTCAGTCCTCAGCCGTGTTGGCAAAGGAGAACCAATGTTCCAGTCACTGCCACTGACCATACGCAAAGTCGAAGCGACTGAGTCGCGCTTGCACTCTATTTACAAAGCCGCAAAGCTAGGTCTCAAAGGCGACACGCTTGCCCTGGCGTCAGGGATGCGACCCGATGAGTACCGCCAACTATGCCAACTTGACCCACTGGCCGAAATGGCCGCAATCAAAGGCAAAGCAGACGGCGAATACGAGATGGCCAACATCCTGCACAACGCTGCGCGGGAAGGCGACGCTAAGGCGGCGCTGGAAATCCTCAAGCATCAACACGGCTGGGTGGCCAAGCAGTCCATCTCAGTTGACATCGACCAACGCATATCCATCACGCAAGCACTGCATGAAGCCGAGTTGCGTGTCATAGAGGTTGTCGATGCAGTCGACCAAATACAGCGCTGAAGACGAACAGGAATTGATGGCGCGTCTGTGGACGCCGCGCATCAAGGACGACCCGCTAGCTTTCGTAGCCCTAGTGTTTCCGTGGGGCGTCAAGGGCACGCCGTTGGAAAACTTCAAAGGGCCGCGCAAGTGGCAGCGCGACGTGCTGCAAGACATCGCCGCGCACATCCAAGCAAACAAGGGGCAAGTCGACTACGGGGTGTTGCAAGAAGCCATCTCGTCCGGGCGCGGTATTGGCAAGTCAGCGCTGGTCAGTTGGATCACAATCTGGATGCTGGCCACGCGCATAGGCTCGACGACCATCATCTCTGCTAACTCAGAGAGTCAGCTCAGATCAATTACCTGGGCCGAGATCACTAAGTGGCTGGCGATGGCGTTGAACAGTCACTGGTTTGAAGTGTCAGCAACCAGAGTGATGCCCGCCAAGTGGCTGACCGAACTGGTCGAGCGTGACTTGAAGAAGGGCACGCGCTACTGGGGTGTAGAGGGACGGCTCTGGTCAGCGGAGAACCCCGACGCTTACGCGGGTGTGCATAATTTCGACGGGGTGTTGGTTGTGTTCGACGAGGCCAGCGGTATTGACGACTCGATTTGGGCGGTGACCAGCGGGTTCTTCACGGAGAACACGCCCAACCGTTTCTGGCTGGCGTTCAGCAACCCGCGCCGCAACACGGGGTATTTCTACGAGGCGTTCAACAGCAAGCGGGATTTTTGGAAAACCAAGGTGGTGGACGCGCGCACGGTCGAGGGTACGGACAAGCAGGTGTACGAGCGGATCATTCAGGAGTACGGGCCGGAGTCGGCGCAAGCGCACGTCGTGGTGTACGGTATGTTCCCGAACGCGGGGGATGATCAGTTCATCGGCGCAGACATTGTGGATGATGCGATGAAGCGTGAGAAGTACAAGGATCTGAGCGCGCCCATCATCATCGGGGTTGACCCGGCGCGGTTCGGCGCGGACGCGACGGTCATTGCCGTGCGGCAAGGGCGGGATATTGTCAACATAGCGCGGCATCGGGGCGACGACACTATGACGGTGGTCGGGCACGTCATTGAGGCCATTGAGGAATACAAACCGACGCTGGTGGTGATCGACGAGGGCGGGCTGGGCGCGGGAATTGTCGACCGGCTCAAGGAGCAACGGTACAAAATCAAGGGGGTCAATTTTGGCAACAAGGCCAAAAACCCCATCATGTACGGCAATATGCGGGCGCAGATGTGGGGTGAGATGAGGGAGTGGTTGAAATCTGCTAGTATCCCGCACGACAGGTTCTTGAAGACGGACTTGATTTCGCCTATGATGAAGCCTGATTCACGTGGAACAATCTTCTTGGAAAGCAAGAAAGAAATGAAATCTCGCGGACTTGCATCACCCGACGCAGCAGACGCTATATGCGTGACGTTCGCGTTTCCTGTGGCCCACCGCGAATATACTGAACCCGCCCGCCGGATAAACTCGCAGGGCAACAGCGTATCAAATTCATGGATGGGCAGCTAAATGAAAAAAGTGTCTCTCAGTGTCGGACGCGGCGAGAAGCTGCCAACATCTAAAGGTGCTGGTCTGACGGCCAAGGGCCGCGAGAAGTACAACGCGGCCACTGGCTCCAACCTCAAAGCGCCAGCACCCAACCCCAAGACCAAAGCAGATCAGGGTCGCAAGGATTCATTTTGTGCTAGGATGGCTCCTATCGCAGAAAAATCTGAAAAGGGCAGCCGTGCAAAAGCAGCAATGCAACGATGGAAATGTTGAAATGTGGGCCGATATTCGTGGCTACGAAGAGCGCTACCAAGTGAGTACGTTTGGCCGCGTCAAGTCGTTGGCACGCGTCAGAAAAGGTAAAAGTAATTGTACAGTCCCCGTGCCTGAGCGTATGATGGCGTTGCGCGTTAAAATTGACAATGGCCGCCAACGACCTTACATTGAGGTGTACTTGCGAAACGGTGGCTCTCGTGATCTTCCAGGTAAACAAAAATTGGTTCATCGTCTTGTTGCTGACGCATTTATTAAACCGCTAGAGCATGGAGAACAAGTTGATCACATTAACGGAGTTCACGGTGATAATCGCGTTGAAAATTTGCGCGTTATGAAAACAATTGAACACGCACGGCTGCACCCAAACATAGTGAACACGTTAGCGCGCAAAGCAAACAACGGTCAATTTTTACCAAGGAATGTGTAATATGGCTACTAAACCCGGACTTTATGCAAACATTAACGCCAAACAGGCCCGCATTAAAGCTGGCTCTGGCGAGAAGATGAACAAAGTCGGCAGCAAGGCAGCGCCGACGGCCAAAGACTTCAAAGATTCTGCCAAGACGGCGAAGAAGAAATAATGCATTTAATCAAATCCAAAACACCCGAGGCTGTCCGTAAGAACGTGAAGGCTGAAGTTGTTGCCGGTAAGCCGGTGAAGCAGGCTGTTGTCAAGCGCAACACCCCACCCCCCAAGAGTAAGAAATAATGGATTACACCGGCATAGCCGCCGCTGGTGCGGTATCTAACGGCGGCGGTCAGAAGGACACCACGGCCAACATCTTGGCGACTGCCCGCAGCCGTCTGGATATGGCCATCGGCGCGCTGTCTGAGTCCCGCGAGGATGAGATTGACGACCTGAAGTTTTACGCCGGTAGCCCAGACAACCGCTGGCAATGGCCTGCTGACGTGTTGGCGACTCGCGGCGCGGTGCAGGGCCAGACGATCAACGCCCGCCCGTGCCTGACAATCAACAAACTGCCGCAGCACGTCCGGCAAGTCACCAATGACCAACGCCAAAACCGCCCAAGTGGCAAGGTTATTCCAGCCGACGACAAGGCCGACATTGCAGTCGCCGAAATATTCAACGGCATGGTCAGGCATATTGAGTACATCTCCGACGCCGACGTCGCTTACGACACCGCCTGCGAGAACCAGGTCTCCTACGGTGAAGGCTACATCCGCGTCCTGACGGAATACTGCGACGACAACACCTTTGACCAAGACATCAAGATCGGGCGCGTCCGCAACAGTTTCAGCGTCTACATGGATCCAACGATCCAAGACCCGTGCGGGTCTGATGCCAAGTGGTGTTTCATTACCGAGGACATCTCAAAAGCAGACTATGAGCGTATGTACCCTAACTCAGCGCCTATCACGACCTTGCAGTCGTTGGGCGTTGGTGACCAGAATCTGTCTCAATGGCTCAACGAAGATACGATCCGCATTGCGGACTACTATTACGTTGACTATGACCGCGCTACGCTGAATTTGTACCCAGGCAACATCACCGCGTTTGCCGGTACACCCGAAGACAAGATGCTGAAAGACCAGTTTGGCAAGCCGCTGAAGTTTCGCGAGTCTGACCGGCGCAGAATCAAGTATTGCAAGATCAACGGGTACGAAATGCTGGAAGAGCGTGAGTGGGCAGGCAAATACATTCCCGTAGTTCGCATTGTAGGCAACGAATTTGAGGTTGACGGGCGTCTGTATGTGTCTGGAATTGTCCGAAATGCCAAAGATGCCCAACGGATGTACAACTATTGGGTATCCCAAGAGGCAGAAATACTGGCTTTGGCTCCGAAAGCGCCATTTATTGGCTACGGCGGTCAGTTTGAGGGCTACGAGACCCAGTGGAAAACCGCAAATACGACCAATTGGCCGTATTTAGAGGTAAATCCTGACGTCACCGACGGTTCTGGCAGCATTCTGCCCCTACCGCAGCGCGCCCAGCCGCCAATGGCGTCCAGCGGGCTGCTGCAAGCCAAGGCTGGCGCTTCTGAGGACATCAAATCGTCAACTGGTCAATATAACGCCAGTTTGGGCATGAGTTCCAACGAACGCTCAGGAAAAGCGATTCTTGCGCGTCAGCGTGAGGGCGATGTTGGTACTTACCACTACGGCGACAACCTGGCGCGTGGCGTGCGGCACATTGTTCGTCAAATTATTGATTTGGTTCCCAAGATTTACGACACCCAGCGGGTAGCGCGGATCATTGGCGAGGATGGCGAGACCGACATGGTCAAGATTGACCCGATGCAAGCCGAGCCGGTCAAAAAGATTGTCAACCAAGAAGGCATTGTGATCGACAAGATTTACAACCCGTCGGTCGGCAAGTACGACGTGGTGGTCACCACCGGCCCAGGCTACGCCACCAAGCGCCAAGAGGCGCTGGAAGCAATGGCGCAGTTGCTGCAAGGCAACCCTAATCTGTGGGCTGTGGCCGGTGATCTGTTTGTGAAGAACATGGACTGGCCGGGCGCTCAAGAGATGGCAAAACGCTTTGCGAAGACTATTGATCCCAAGCTGATGCAGGACGGCGACAAGCCGCCTGAGTTGCAGCAGGCCGAGCAGCAGATCCAAGCGATGGGCCAAGAGATGGAGCAGATGTTCCAGATGATTCAAAACGTCGGCAAGTCCATTGAAATGCAAGAACAGAAGCGCAAAGATTTTGAGGCCGAGGTCAAAATGTACGAAGCCGAAACCAAGCGGATTGCTGCGGTGCAAGCTGGCATGACCGAGCAACAGATTCAAGATATTGCTATGGGCGTGGTCGCAGCAGCAATGGATTCGCAAAATATGATCTACGAGATGCCAAGCCGTGACCAGCAAGCCATCATGCCGCCAGAACAATCCATGCTGATGCTACCAGAACAGATGCCGATGGAGATGCAACAATGAAACCCGCTGATTTTTTAGGCTTGCTGTTCTTAGCCCGTGATGTGACGCATAGCGTTCACCTGAACACGCGCAGCTTTAGCAAGCACAAGGCGCTGAATATTTTTTACGAGCGCATCGTTGGCGCGGCGGATGATTTTGCCGAAGCCTACCAAGGCCGTCATGGCTTGATTGGCCCAATCACCTTGCACTCAGCAAAGAAGACCAGCAACGTCATTGAGTTTTTAGAGGATTCGTTGGCTGAAATTGAAGCTGCTCGGTATGAGGTGTGTGATAAAACTGACTCTTCGCTCCAGCAGTTGATTGACAACATTATCGAAATTTATCTGAGAACCCTGTATAAACTACGCTTTTTGGCATAAGGAAACATTATGGAACTTTTAAATCCTTTGGCAGATGCCAATTTCCCCGCCAAATCTGTGGCTTACACAGGTACGGCGGGCAGCACTGGCGCTTGGCCTGCTGGCGCTCAAGGCGTGGTGGTTTGGTCTGACCAAGCGTGCTATGTGTTGGTTGGCGAAGGTGTTACGGCTACAACAGCCAGCACACCGTTGCCAGCAAATGTGCCTGTCCCATTTAAAGTGCCTAGCAGCGTCAGCGGCCAGTGGCGCGTGAGCGCAATCCAAGTGTCTACTGGTGGCACGATCTACTGCAAACCAATAAACTCGCAATGAGTTATTTTGGCATCCCCACCCGTAACGGCCTTGCTATTGGGCTTGGGGGCGTTATTTCTCTTTTGTCGACTAGCGGTAGTAACTCATCTGTAAGTGCTAGTTACTTGGTGGTAGCTGGTGGTGGCGGTGGTGGTGGCGATGCTTGGGCTGGCGGGGGAGGTGCTGGTGGTTTACTTTTTAATTCTGAAATTATTGATTCAAACTTAACCTACACCGTTACTGTTGGCGGTGGTGGCGCTGGTGGTGGTAGCGGTGCTTTTGGAGTCAATGGTAGCAATTCTGTATTTTCATCAATAACCTCAACTGGAGGAGGTGGTGGTGCTTTTGGTGACGCTTCTGGTGGCACTAGAACTGGAAATAGTGGCGGTTCTGGTGGTGGCGGTGGGTCTTTTGGTTCGCCAGCAAATACAGGGTCTGGCGGCGCAGGAACTTCTGGACAAGGAAATGCAGGAGGAACTGGGGGAACTGATGCGACTACTTTTCGTTCTGGTGGCGGTGGTGGTGGTGCAGGAGCAGTAGGAGGTAATCACTTATTAGGAGTAGGCGGTAATGGTGGTGCTGGAACAGCATCCTCTATCACAGGTTCAAGCGTTACCTATGCCGGTGGTGGTGGGGGTGCAGGTAATACCGTAATGGGTTCTGGGGGCGCAGGCGGTGGCGGTGCAGCGCCCAGTGGCGCTGGTACAGCAAACCGAGGCGGCGGCGGCGGCGGTGCTCCTTCGTCAGGTTCTGGCGGTGCTGGCGGCTCCGGCGTTGTAATCATCTCTTACGCTGGATCACAAGTATTTACTGGTGGAACGGTCACTACTTCTGGCGGCAACACTATTCACACATTCACATCTAGCGGCAGCTTGGCTCCGCTTTAACAAGTTTTATATGTCACATTTTGCAAAAGTAGAAAATGGCATTGTTACGCAAGTGATTGTTGCCGAACAAGATGTCATTGACTCTGGCATCTTTGGTAATGGCTGGGTGCAGACCAGCTACAACACCTATGGCGGTGTTCATGCCAACGGTAATACACCATTACGCAAAAACTACGCTGGAATTGGGTACACCTATGACAGCCAGCGCAACGCATTTATTCCACCACAGCCATTTCCAAGTTGGACAATGAATGAGCAAACCTGTTTATGGTCTGCCCCAGTCCCAATGCCTACTGATGGCGCTTATTATTGGGATGAGGCAACAACATCTTGGATTAAACAAAATATCTGATACATTTGTAAAAAACGTACTGGCGCGTTCACCAGGGATTCTATGGAATCAAAAATGTCAGAAGAAAACCTAGCGGTAGTTGACCCCGCGCCGGAACAGGTGGCAACGGCTGCACCTGAACCCGAAGTTAAAGCGCCGGAAGTAGCTGAAGACCAGCAATCTAAGACTTTCACACAGGAAGAATTGGACGCTGCAATTGGCAAACGCCTTGCAAGAGAGCAAAGGAAGTGGGAACGAGATCAAGCGCAACGCGCTGCGGAAACGCAAGCGCTAAGAGTCGCGCCGGTTCAGTCTGCTGATCAATTTGAAAGCACCGAGGCTTACGCCGACGCGCTGGCCTATCAAAAGGCCGAGCAGTTGATTGCACAGCGTGAAGCGGCAAAACAGCAGTCGCAAGTTCTTGAAAGCTACCACGAACGGGAAGAGGAAGCACGGAGTAAATACGAAGACTTTGAACAAGTCGCGTACAACCCCAAACTTCCGATCACCAACGTGATGGCAGAGGCAATCCAATCTTCGGATATTGGGCCTGAGTTGGCATACCATCTCGGCACAAACCCCAAGGAAGCGGAGCGCATTTCCCGTCTGACGCCACTCAGCCAGGCTAAAGAGATTGGACGGATTGAGGCCAAATTGGCCGCAGATCCGCCCGTGAGACGTACATCGTCAGCGCCAGCACCTATTTCGCCTGTCTCTGCCCGATCCACTGGATCACCGGCCTATGACACTACGGATCCACGGTCTATCAAGACCATGACTGATTCGCAGTGGATTGAAGCCGATAGGGCAAGGCAAAGAAAGAAGTGGGAAGCGCAGGCAAACCGCTAATTTTTTTCTTAAAGGACTTTTTTCATGGCTAATAGCATCCTAACCATTGACATGATTACCCGGAAGGCGCTCGAAATTCTCGAGAACAACCTGGTACTCACCCGTAACGTAAACCGTCAGTACGACGACAGCTTTGCTGTTGAAGGTGCGAAGATCGGTTCCACTCTGCGTATTCGTCTGCCTGACCGCGCCTTGGTCACTGACGGCGCTGCCTTGCAAGTGCAGGACGACAACGAGCAGTTCACAACGCTGACCGTTTCCACCCAGAAGCACATCGGCGTGAACTTCACGTCCGCTGAGTTGACCATGCAATTGGACGACTTTGCAGAGCGTGTTCTCAAGCCGCGTATCAGCCAGTTGGCCTCCAGCATTGATGCTGACGTTGCCAACGCTTACAAGACCATCGGTAACACCGTCGGCACACCCGGCACTACCCCGTCCACTTCGTTGGTGCTGTTGCAAGCCCAGCAAAAACTGAACGAGGCCGCTGCTGTAATGTCGCCACGCTATGCAACGGTTAACCCCGCTGCCAACGCTGGTCTGGTTGAAGGCATGAAAGGTCTGTTTAACCCTACCGACACTATCAGCAAGCAGTTTAAAAACGGCATGATGGGTACTGGCGTGTTGGGTTATGACGAGATCAATATGTCTCAGTCGATCAAGCAGCACACCACCGGTTCGCGTGACGCGGCTGCCGCTACCATTGTTGCCGCCTCGGTGACTTCGGAAGGATCTTCCACTCTGAGCCTGTCGCAAGCCTCGGTGACCACTACCATCAAAGCTGGTGACGTGTTCACTTGCGGTAGCGTCTTTGCTGTGAATCCGCAGACCCGTGAAACCACCGGTTCGCTGTTCCAGTTTGTGGCTTTGGCTGATGCAACTGCGGTGGCGGGCACTTGGACTGTGACTGTGGCTGCCATGTACTCCGCTGCTCACGCACTGGCAACCATGACCGCTCTACCATTGATCAACGCTGTTGTGACTTTTGTGGGAACTGCCTCTACTGCCTACGCACAGAACTTGATCTACCACAAGGATGCAATCACCTTTGCTACCGCTGACCTGTTGCTGCCCCAAGGCGTTGACATGGCTGCACGTTCCGTCCACAACGGTATCAGCTTGCGCGTTGTTCGTCAGTACGACATCAACAACGACCGTATGCCTTGCCGTATCGACGTTTTGTATGGTTTCAGCACCATTCGTCCACAGATGGCTTGCCGTCTGTGGGGCTAATCAATTCTTTTTGAAGGAAAAATATCATGGCTCTTCCTAATTCTGGTGGTGGATACCAAGTCGGTGACGGCAACCTGAACGAAATCGACTTGTATGCAACAGCGGCCCAACAAACCGCAACCGCAACCGCAACCCTGACCGTTGCACAAATTACGGGCAACTTGTTGGTGGGTAACCCCTCCACAACCGCTGCTACGTACACTTTGCCAACGGCAACCGCAATTGATGCGGTTATCACCAACGCAAAAATTGGCAGCGCGTTCAATTTGACAGTTATCAACTTGGGCACTTCAACTGGCCTGATTACGATGGCTGTTGGAACTGGCATCACTGCGGTCGGCAACTTGGTTGTTGCTATTACCGGCAGCGCGGCGGGTGTTGGTGGCGCGGGGCAGTTCTTGTTTCGCAAGACCGGCGATGCTGCGTACACTGTGTACCGTATTGCTTAAACCTAACGGGGGCTTCGGCCCCTGTTTTTAAGGAAACATCATGCCATCAAACACACAAGCTGTCGGTGTTGCATTTAGCGACCCTGAATTTACTACCTGCTATGCAAGCCAAGAACTTGGCTACAGCGCAGCAGCCCAAGGTGCAGTAACGCAGTTGACCAGCAAATCGACGGCGGTAACGCTGAATAACAGCGCTGGCCGCATAACAATGAACAACGCATCATTGGCAACCGCCACCAATGCCACGTTCACGTTAAACAACACGACAATTAGCGTTAACGATGCAGTAATTTTGACTATTTCAGGTGGTCAAGCAACCGCTGGCTCATACAACGCATTTGCCAATGCGCTTGCTGCTGGCACGGTTAGCATTACGCTTCGCAATATTTCTGGCGGAACATTGTCGGAAGCTATTGTTATTAATTTTGCAGTTATCCACTGCGCGTCCTAAAAAGGAGGGGGCCACAAGCCCCCTTTCTCACCTATGGTCATATACCTAAAGCATCCCATACACGGCAGAAAAGTTGCCACTATGGATCTTGAAGCAGACGCCGATGAGAAAAACGGTTGGGTGCGATACAATGAGGATACGCCCGATTTTGAGTTGGCGGCTCCTGTGAACGTCCTGGAAGTAAAGCGGCGTAGAAAAGTTGAACCACAAGGGGTCTAGCTATGGCAACTTACACTGCGGGTGACCAGATCAACCGGGCGTTGCGGTTGCTTGGCGTCCTTGCCGAAGGTGAGACTACCTCCGCATCAGTGTCGCAAGACTCACTGTTGGCGATGAATCAGATGATTGATTCGTGGGACACTGAACGCCTGTCGGTGTTCAGCACTCAAGATCAAATGTTTACTTGGCCTGCGGGGCAAATTACGCGCACGCTTGGCCCATCGGGCAACTTTGTTGGCCTGCGTCCCGTCTTGCTGGACGACTCAACCTACTACCGCGATGCCAGTACAAACGTCAGCTATGGCATCAAGTTTATCAACCAGCAGCAGTACAACGGCATTGCCGTCAAAACCGTAACGTCAACTTACCCGCAAGTCATTTTTGTAAATATGACTTACCCCGACGTTACGATGACAGTCTATCCACAGCCCACGCGGGACTTGGAATGGCACTTTGTGAGCGTTCAAAAATTGGACGAACCGGCCACACTAGTAACTGTGCTGGCTTTCCCACCAGGCTATCTGCGGGCGTTCACCTACAACTTGGCAATGGAGATTGCACCTGAGTTTGGCGTTGAACCCAGCCCACAAGTGATCCGCATTGCCATGACTAGCAAGCGTAATCTGAAGCGCATCAACAACCCTGACGATGTGATGTCCATGCCCTACGCAATTGTGGCTACTCGCCAGCGGTTTAACATTTTTGCTGGAAACTACTGATGCAGACCCCGATACTCGGCGCGTCCTACGTCGCCCGCAGTATCAATGCTGCGGACAACCGGATGGTCAACCTGTTTCCGGAGATGACACCGGACAACGGACAGACCGCCGCTTTCCTCAACCGTGCCCCTGGCCTCAACTTCTTGCAAGCAGTGGGCACAGGCCCAATCCGCGCATTGTGGGTAAGCCAAAATAGCGGCGGCTACTTTTATGTTGTGTCGGCCAACGAGGTGTACAAGCTGACCGGCTTGACGGCCACGCCGACACTGCTGGGCACGGTGACCGGCACGGGGCCGGTGTCGATTGCGGATAACGGGACACAGATTTTCTTTGCCTGCAATCCTGACGGATTTATTTACAACGAGACCACCAACGTGTTCGCGCAAATCACAGACCCAGATTTTGCTGGCGCTGTGACGGTGGCGTATCTCGACGGGTACTTCGTCTTCAACCAGCCGGACAGCCAAATCATTTGGGTCTCGCAATTGTTGAACGGTCAATCCGTTGACCCGTTGGACTTTGCAAGCGCCGAAGGCTCACCGGACGGCGTAGTGGGCCTTATTGCTGACCACCGCGAACTGTGGGTGTTTGGCACTGATTCCGTGGAAGTTTGGTACGACTCAGGTGCGGCTGACTTCCCGCTGACCCGCATCCAAGGCGCTTTCAATGAGATCGGGTGCGTGTCTGCGTACACCATTGCCAAGATGGACAACGGCCTGTTTTGGTTGGGCAAAGATGCACGCGGCCAAGGCATTGTCTACCGAGCCAATGGCTACACCGGCCAGCGCATCTCTACGCACGCAATTGAGTATGCAATTGCCCAATACGGCGACATTTCAGATGCTATTGCCTACACCTACCAGCAAGAAGGCCATGCTTTCTATGTGCTGACATTCCCATCGGGCAATGCCACTTGGGTGTACGACGTTGCGACCCAGGCTTGGCATGAACGCGCCGGGTGGGACAACGGCGAGTTTACCCGCCACCGCAGCAATTGCCAGTGCAATTTTGGCGGCAACATTATTGTGGGCGACTACGAGAACGGCAACATCTACACGTTTGACTTGGATGTCTACGCCGACAACGGAGACATCCAGAAGTGGTTGCGTTCATGGCGGGCGCTGCCGTCAGGGCAGAACAATCTCAAGCGCACCGCGCACCACAGCTTGCAGTTGAATTGTGAGTCGGGCGTTGGTCTAAATGACGGCCAAGGCTCCGACCCCCAAGCCATGCTGCGCTGGTCGGATGACGGTGGCCACACCTTCAGCAATGAGCATTGGTCACCAATGGGCAAGATAGGGGCGTACTACCAACGCGTCTTCTGGCGGCGGCTGGGCATGACGCTCAAGCTGCGCGACCGGGTCTACGAAGTGTCCGGCACTGACCCGGTCAAGATTGCCATCATGGGCGCTGAATTGATACTCAGCCCGACCAATGCTTAACAATACGCAAATCACGCCCCCGCGTGTTCCAATCGTAGATCAGCGCACAGGCGCGGTTTCGCGGGAATGGTATCGTTGGTTTTTCAACCAGTACACCGTAACCGGCGGTGGGACAGGCATCACGCCAACCACCAATGGCGGAACAGGGCTGTCTGCTACCCCTACCAACGGCCAGTTGCTGATTGGCAACGGCACAGGGTATACCCTTAATACTCTGACGGCCAGCAGCGGCATCACGGTCACCAACGCAGCGGGGACTATCACCCTTGCCAGTTCGGGCGTGGTGTCTTTCTCAGGTGGCACTACCGGTTTGACGCCAGCAACGGCCACCACAGGCGCTGTAACGCTTGCAGGCATCTTGGCTATTGCCAATGGCGGAACAAACGGTTCTACGGCTCCTGCGGCTGGCGCTGTGCCTTATGGTACGGGTACTGCATACGGATTTACTGCTGTGGGAACTTCTGGCCAAGTGCTGACCAGCGCGGGCGCTGGAGTCCCAACGTGGAAAACTCCAGACACACTATCTGCACCGGTTGTCAAAACAGCCGACTTCACTGTGGCCGATGGCGAAGCCTGGCTCATCAATAACAAGTCAGGATCCACCTGTACCGTTACGCTACCCGCCGCCGCGTCTTGGGTCGGGCGTCAATTGATTTTCAAGACTATACAACTCCAAGCGGTTGTGTCAGCGTCCAGCAATGTCGTGCCAATTGGCAGCACAACTGCCGGTACGGCCATCCTTTTGGGTGTGATAGGCAACTGGGCGACGTTGGTGTCCGACGGCACTAACTGGATTATTATGCAGACCCGCAATTAGCAATCTTTTACTGGAATGACATGAGCGATCTAGCGGTACAAGAAAACATCGGCGCAATAGCGTTGCGTGAGTTGCTTGCGTTAGATGAACCCGAAAAAACTTTGATGCAAATGCCGCAAGCTGAATGTTCAGTGGTGCATCACTTTGGGCCTGGTGTCTGCATCCGCGAAGTTTTTATGCCCGCCGGTACATTGGCAATAGGCCATAAGCAACGATTTGAGCATCTCAATGTGATGCTGCGCGGCAAGGTGATGATTGCCAATGACGACGGAACCACGCAGATACTTTCCGCACCCGTCATCTTTACAGGCAAAGCGGGCAGGAAGATTGGCTACGTCATGGAAGACATGGTTTGGCAAAACATCTACCCAACAGACCTCAAAGATGCTGATGCTGTAGAGACGCTATTCGTTGAAAAGACAGAGGATTGGCACGATGACCAAGCAAGCAAGTTTGCGGTAGAGAGCGTTTCTCGGTTGTTTGACCGCGAAGACTATTTGAACTTGCTTGCTGATTGCGGCATTCCGCATGAAGTCGCCCGCCAGCAGTCTGAGAACGAAACGGATTTTGCTTGGGTTGACAGCCCCCTTACAAGGGTTGCCATCTCTCCAATTGAAGGTAAGGGGCTATTTGTAACCGCGCCGGTTAAGGCCGGTCAAATAGTCTGCCCTGCTAGAATAAATGGCAAGCGTTCTCAAGCAGGGCGCTATACAAATCACTCCGCGCACCCAAATGCCAAAATGGTTTTGCTGGCAAATGGTGATATTGATCTGGTCGCGTTGGCTGACATAGAAGGTTGCAAAGGCGGCAGCATGGGAACCGAAGTCACAATTGATTACCGTCAAGCACTTGCATTGTCTGGCGTTAAATTTAAGGAAGCATTATGTCAGCAGTATACACAGCAGTAGCAATTGGAGGGAGCGCCTTAGTTGGCGCGTACGCTGCCGATAAAGCCGCAAACACACAAGCAGAAGCGGCTGAACGTTCTGCGGAAACGGTATCTGCTGCATCTCGTTATGCGTCAGACTTGCAGCAAAAGCAGTACGAAGAAAATGTAAAACGTCAGCAACCGTTTTACGATGTTGGCGTCAATGCCTTGCCTGAGTTAGTGCAAGCGTCTAAGTACACACAATTTGGACAAGATCAATTTCAAGCCGACCCAGGTTATGCGTTTCGGCTGTCAGAAGGCCAAAAGGCGTTGGAGCGTTCGGCGGCTGCACGCGGCGGATTGATCTCGGGCGGCGCGTTGAAAGCCGCTACACGCTTTGGCCAAGAAATGGGTTCGCAAGAGTACACCAACGCATTCAACCGCTACCAAGCTGAACGCCAAGCGCGTCTTGGCCCGTTGCAATCGTTGACCGGCATGGGCCAAAGCACATCCCAACAACTTGGGGCTGCTGGCGCTCAAAATGCCAGCGCGATAGGCGGCTATGGCATGGCGGGCGCAAACGCTACTGCTGAGGGCTACATGGGTGCGGCCAACGCCCGCGCGTCTGGCTACATGGGCGCTTACAACGCGATTAATAGCGGGTTGTCAAATTATTTGAACTACAACAGCCCGGTAAATAGAATGTTACAGCCAGTGCAAGGCGTTAGCTTAGCATAAGGAACAATCATGCCTTTAGATACACGAATTGCGCTAACTGGGCAGCCGCTTCAGTTGGAAAGCCCAGCGGCCCAATACAGCCAGCTCATGAGCGTAGTGAACGCGGGCACTCAGAATCAACTTGCACAGATGCAAATATCTGCGGCTCAACGGGCTATGCTAGAGGAAGAAGGCGTTCAGAATTATTTGGCAGATCCAACTAACGATTTAACCACCCCCGAAGGCCAACGCGGACTGTTAAGGCTTGGTAAACCAGGGCAAGCCGCACTTAAAAGTTTGGCTGAGCAAAGAAAAGAACAGGCGCTGGCAAATAAATCTAGTTATGAATTTGAAACTCAAAAGTTAGATAAGGCGTTGAGCGAAATTTCAAATTTCCCCGACGCGCCCAGCGCATTGGCCAGTATTGATACGCAAGTCTCACGCAAAATCATATCGCCGGAACAAGCTACGCAGTTAAAAGCGCAAATTAACGCTGCGCCAGATTTTGCAACTTGGCAACGGAGAACTGTGACCGGGATGATGGCGGCTAAAGATCGCTTGGACATTTTAGAAGAACAACGGTATTTAGCGTCTAGAGTCCCGCCCGCCGCCGCTGCGTCTGCTGCACCTGCCGCCGTAGTGCCAACCGCGCCGGTAGACGACACGAAAGCGCCTTTGGTTCGCCCAACGCAAGCCGCCGTACCGTTAGGTAAACTAAACGTATCACAAGACGCTAGAGGTAATAAAACGTATTACCTAGACGGAGTTCCAATTCCAGAAGAAAAATTCGCAGAATTGTTTGCGGCTTCAGCAGCCCCCGCACCGCTTTCTGGTACGCGCGCGGCGGGCCTTGCATCTATGGCTCCTGCTGCTGTTGCTGCGCCTACCCCTGCTGCTGTTGCTGCCCCTGCGGCTGTTGCACCTATGGCTCCTGCGGCCCCTGCTCCTGCTGCTGCCGCTGCACCGACCGCGCCGCCAGACATGGCAAACGCCTTGGCGCTGAAGATTCAAGGTCTCCAAGAACAACGAAACCAATTAGAGCCGTTCTTGAGATCGTCAAGCGCAAAACTGAAGTACGAGGACTTGGGCAAGCAGATAGACAACTTGAGCAAAGGCTTTAGCATCTCGCCAGATGGAACATACGTTCTTCCTAGCGTAGGTACATTTAAAGGCGCGCCTTCGCTTAGTGAAACGCAAAAAGAAGTCGCGGTGCTTGCGAATCCAAACGCAAGCCAAGCCGCAAAAGACGCCGCTACTAAACGAATTGCAAAGCTAGTGGATATTCCAGCAAAATCCGTAGATGGAGCCATTGAAAGATACGAGTACGCAAAAAAGAACAGCGGCTACAAAGGCTCCTTTACCGATTTCATAGTTTTGAGTACGCCTAAGACTACAGTCAGCATTGACCAAAAACAAGAAGGGGCGTTTGCGACTGGACTTGGTACGGGGCAATCAAAACGAGTGCTTGAAAGCCAAGAAACGGCGCAAGCGGCGGCAGATATTTTGGCGACTAACGAAGTGGGCCGTTCGCTTCTTACATCCGGCGCGATCACTGGCGCAGGCGCGGACTTTTTTGTGGGCCTTAACAAGGCGCTTAAACACGGCGGCATTGATTTTGGCTACGCTGATGCAGCAACAAATTCGCAAGCCTATGGCTCTGCAATGGCCGCAAACGTAGGCAAACTTATCAAGCAATTTGGCGCGGGAACCGCTATATCAGACGCTGACCGTGAGTACGCTACAAAAGCTGCGGCGGGCGAAATTTCTATGGATGAAACCGCCATTCGTAAAGTGCTAGACATAAATGATCGTGCGGCTCGCAGCGTAATTGAACGGCATAACAAATCGGTCAAAGGCATAAAAACCAACATTCCTTTAGAAGTAGCAATCCCCGCCGCCCCACCCCCACCACCAACATCTGGAGCCGCGCTAATTCCTGGCAGTAAACCCGCCGCAACAGGCGGTAATGTTGTCACCTTGCCTGATGGCCGTACTAAGACATTCCCTACTGCTGAAGCAGCCAATCAGTTTAAGAAAGCTGCGGGGCTTTAATGGACTACGACGCACTGGCCAAGAAATACGGTGGCGCTGATGCGCCGCCTGCTGTTGATTACGACGCGCTTGCCAAACAATATGGTGAGGTTGTCACATCAGAAATCCCAGCCCCACGCCAACGCGCTGGCGCATTGACGCAATTTGGACGCGGCGCTGCGTCTTTGGCTGATGTGACGCTAGGCGGCATTATTCCAGGTGTAGTTCAATACGCGGGCTACCCGATGTTGCGTTTGGCGGGCAGAACTCCAGAGCAAGCAACAGCGTCAACGCAAGCGTTGGTGAGCGCTGTAGACAAGCCATTTGGAAAAACTTTTGGTGTAACTGAGACCCCTGAGTACCAGCAAGAAACTAGCCGCCAAGTAATGGACTTTATTGGCCAGAACTACCAAAAAGGTGCCAAATATATAGCCGAAAAGACAGGGATGGCTCCCAGCGATGTAGAAAACATAATTGCATCGTTGACGCTGGCTGCACCAAAAGCGCTTGGCGCGGTCAAGGAAGCTGCCACGCCTGTCGTACAGCAAATTAAGACCGGCGTTCAATTGCCGTTTGAGGCAGGCCTTCAGGCCAAACGTGAGCGCCTGTCCGCTGAATCGTATGCCAAAGGCCCGCAGCTAGACGCTGCCGCAGAAGCTCAACGACTGAAGATTGCTCTTAACCCGGCGGATATTGACCCGTCGCGGACGGCAAAGCTGTACTCAATGGCGGCGGGGCCGCGCGGGCCAGAAGCACTTGCGGCTGCAAACCGCCCTCGCGTCACAGAGATCGCAAAGGCTGAGTTAGGGCTTGACGCTACTACTTCACTGAACGGCGCTGCATTTAAGAAATCGCGGGAATCGTTGGCCAAGCCATATGTTGATGTGGTCAATCTGCCTACGATGGTGGCCGATGAAACAACGCTTGCAAATTTGCAAGGGCTTCGCAAAAATGAAGCCCTCATAGGCGGCGAGGCTACAGCTAAGAAAGTCAACAAGCTAATTGACGAAGCGGTGGCTAAGACCCAAGCGGGGTTGACAGGCGCGCAGCTTCTTGAGAACGTAAGAAATCTTCGCGCAGACGCAAAGAAAATCTACAACAACCAAAACGCATCACCCAAGCAGTTAGCTATTGCCGACGCTAATCTATCCATTGCCAGCCAGTTGGAGTCGATGATTGATTCCAATATCTCAAACCCAAAACTGTTGGGTGAGTTCCGTGACGCGCGTCAAAAGATGGCGCGTACATATGCTTACGAAGGCGCGGTGGATTTAAACACCGGCATGGTTGACGTAGGGAAACTGGCGCGGATCACTGCTAAAGACAACACCCTCACGGGCGACATTGCTTCGCTAGGCAAGATTGCGGGAAATTTCCCTGACGTATTTTCCACCGAAGCAGGGTCTAAATTTTTCAGCGCCCCGCGTCTTAGCCGGTCGGGCGCAGGGGGCGCGGCAGGCGCATTGGCAGGGTCTCAATTCGGGTTAACCGGATCTATTCTTGGTGGTGTTATTGGCGGCGCGGTAAGCGAGTTTGGCGGCGCGGCAGCAGCTAGGCGTATGGCCTCACCTGGCTATCAAGCTGGGCTGAAGCTGCAAGACTTTCGGATTCCTGTCAATCAATTGGCTGCTGCTGTTGCAGCGCCGCTTGAATCAACTGCTGTGCTAAATGAAAAATTAAATTCGGTTCAAGTTCAAATTGCACGGCTTGAAGACAATTTGCGCCGAACTAATGATGCAAATGATCAACAATTCATTACCGCGCAACTTAACCGATTAAACCAATACACAGGTCAACTTCAGCAAGACATTAGAAAATCCGCTGCAACAGAGCCGCAAAACTTTTTGATAGTGCCCCCTGCCGCCCCACTTCCAGCTATACCACGTTTAGGTTACGATCCAAATGTACCTGTGCAAGGACAGCCTGGCGCATTTGACATCATGCGGGCGCGAGAGCGCGACTTGTCTATGCGCCAAGGCGCGCAAGCCGAAGCCCAACAAGCGGCGGCGGAAGCAGCAGCGCGTCAACCCACAGGTGGCGGCAGTGTGTTGGAACTTGACCCGATTACGGGCACGTACAAAGTAGGTGGTGCAGGCGTCAAAGGCGCTACTCCAGAAGTGTTTATGTCCGACACCGGACGTGACCTTAGCACTGCGTCGCAAAAAGTGGCGGCGGGGCAAAACTTTGCTTTGTCGGCGTCTGAGAAAGTTGCGTGGGAAAAGACTAAAGTTGATTTAGCTGCGGCTGCGCCAGAGTTGAAAGGCTTGTCTGACAAGGCCATTGCCAACAAGATAATGTTGTTAAAAATGCTAGATGTGTTGGCTACTTTGGAAGACCAGCTACGCGCCCCACGGCCCACATCTACCGGCGGGCAAGGGCCAAAGACACGCGCTTTTCAACAAAATATGTTAGCGCCTGAAAGCAGCCTAGACCAATTCAGACAAGATAACTTAGACCTGATGAACAACCTACGGCGATAGCATGGAACAACAACTACTCAACATCCTATTCGGCGCGGCTCTGACTGTCGCTGGATGGTTCGCCCGCGAACTGTGGTCGGCGGTGCAAGAATTGAAAACAGACCTGAGTAAACTACCCTTGGTCTACGTTGCGCGGCAGGACTACCGCGACGACATGAAAGAGGTCAAGGAAATGCTAGGTAAGATTTTTGACCGTTTGGAAAACAAACAAGACAAGGACAAATAATGGCCGTACTAACACCTACACCCAAGCAGCAGATCTTTGGATCTGACGGCACTCCGTTGGTCGGCGGAAAGATTTTTACTTACGCTGCGGGGACATCTACGCCGATTGCAACCTACACCGATTACACCGCTGGCACGGCCAACACCAACCCCATCATCTTGGACTCTCTTGGCCAGGCCAACATTTGGCTATTGACCAACACTAGCTATAAATTTATCGTTAAAACGGCGACGGATGTGCTGCTGTACACAGTGGACAACATCTTAACTCCGATAGACATCACCACATTTGCAACGCCTCCACCCATAGGTAACACCACACCGAACACTGGCGCGTTCACCACGTTGACGGCATCTGGCGCAGTGACGTTCACCGGAACTGGCGCGACAAAAGTAAACGCTGGCACTACCGCAGAGCGTCCTACACCGTCCAACGGCATGATCCGCTACAACACTACCACGGCAGCGATGGAGGGCTACATCAACAGCGCGTGGACAAGCATAGTAGCTGGGACTGTTGTGACTTCAGTTGCCACTGGAACGGGTCTTACTGGTGGGCCAATTACTAGCACCGGCACAATTGCAATTGACAGCACAGTAGTGACTTTGACTGGAAGTCAGACGCTAACAAATAAAACATTAACCACACCCAACATCAACTCAGCTCAATTTGCTACTGTGACAGGCACAGCGCCTATTTATGCCGCCCGTGCTTGGGTGAACTTTAATGGCACAGGTACTCCAGCAATACGCGCAAGTGGTAATGTGTCAAGTATTACAGATAACGCCACAGGCAATTACACGATTAATTTCACAACTGCAATGCCTGATGTTAACTATGCAACAATGCTTTCACACGGGTATAACGGAACTGGAGCTGATTTTTTGCGTGATATGGTAGAAACATCGGATAGTACTAACAAAACTGTTTCAAAAACTACGTTTCAATGTTTAAATGTTAGTGCCACAGCTCTTGATGATATAAGTGATGCAATGGTTTCTATATTCCGCTAAAAGGATAAAAAAATGAATCAGCGAATCATTTACCCAACTGATGACGGTGTTGCCATCATTGTTCCCGCCGCTGAGTGCGGCTTAACCATTGAGGAAATAGCCGCTAAAGATGTCCCTGCTGGCAAGCCGTTTAAGATTGTGGATGTCGCTGACATCCCAACAGACCGCACATTTCGCAACGCATGGGAGTATGCATGATCACCATCAATATGGACAAGGCCAAGGCCATCACCAAGAACCGCTTGCGGGCAGAGCGTGAGCCATTGCTGGCTGCACAAGATGTGGCTTTTCAACGTGCTTTGGAATCCAACGCAAACACATCTGCAATCGTGACTGAGAAGCAGCGCCTACGGGACATTACTTTGCTTGTGGACTCGGCAGATAGCCTGGACGCGCTCAAGGCGCTTAAAGCAGCGTGATTGACCAGACTGTCTCTGCTGAAAACCCGTGGCCCAATACCGAGACAAAAACGGTGTTGGTCTGCCGCATCCCTAAGAAAGATGACAAGCCGGGTGCAAACGAGTTTGTAAGCAAAGACGGGCGCATCTGCCGCTGGGTGGTTGTGGACAAGAAATAGGAGTTTTATGATTGACCCATTTACAGCTTTTGCCCTTGCCCAAGGTGCGGTAGCCGGTATAAAAAAGCAGTCGCTCTTGGTAAGGATATCCACAGTTTATATAAAGAATTCAGCAGTTTTTATCAAGCAGCGGACACAGTTCACCTAGCAAGCAGTAAAGCGCGGATTGCTAGTATTGGAAAGACGAATGCACAAATCAGTTCTGAAGCACTCCAGATTGCACTGGCATCTAAGGCGCTGAGAGAACATGAGAAGGAATTGAAGGACATACTCTTTTACTCAGGCAACGCGCCAGTGTGGGAAGAGATGATGTCAGAGCGAACTAGGCTGACAAAGGAACGCAACATGCTGGAAAGAGAAGAAGCGGAGCGCAAGCAGAAGGAGAAAGAAGTGAAGGTAGCAATTATTATGAATACACTCTGGATTTCCGGCTCATCTGCTATTGTTGTGCCGCTGGTGAGTATTGCATTTCACGTTATCACAAATAGGGGTTTCTGATGGAATGGCTTAAAACAATTGCACCAACAGTCGTTACGGCTCTTGGTGGCCCGTTGGCTGGTATGGCCTTGGCTGCCGTATCAAAAACCTTGAATATTGCTCCAGAGGAAGTGCAGGATGTCCTCAACAGCAATAAGCTGACCGCCGAGCAGGTGGCGTCCATCCAGCTTGCTGAACTGGAATTGAAGAAGCAAGCCCAGTCGATGAACCTTGACTTTGAGCAACTGGCCGTGACAGACCGCAAATCTGCACGCGATATGCAAGTTGCCACCAAATCCTATCTCGTGCCTTCGTTGGCAATCATCGTAGTCACCTCGTTTGTCGGCGTGGTTATTTCAACGCTGGCGGGGTTTTCCACAATTGATTCTGTGATGGCTGGCACGCTGATTGGGTATCTGTCTGCTAAGGCAGACCAAGTGCTTTCTTTCTTTTTTGGCTCAACCGCAGGAAGCCAGCGC